AGGGTGTAGAGATGCAGATTATCTCGGCCGACCAAGCGGACAAGATGCTTGAGGCAGACACAAATGATGAGAAGACTCACGAGTGCATCTTGAAGAACGGACGATTCCTATTTGAGTCGGAGAACGAGGAACTCAAAGCACTATACAAGGTTGTCACTACTTAGCATAATTTAGGGTCGGCTATTTTTAGTCGACACTATTACTATCTTTGCACTTTGTTTTTCAAGTGTATCTATAATTCAAATGTATATTTGCACACTAAAAAATATGACCATTGAATATATATATATCCTGAGCTGACTGGTCAATACCAAACACTCGAACAATATAATATTCCTTATCTGTACTACCATTGCACTCTTCAACCATCGTTAGTTCTCTATAACTAATAGGCATATTCTCCTGGTTGTGCTTACTTCTGGTTGTAGCTTTCACTTCAACAAATATTATTTTGCCTTCGTGTGAAGTAAAACGGATATCATATTTTTCATAATTTGGCTTGCAGTAATATGTCTTACCATTAACTATTATTTCATGAGTATAATCCTCTTCTGTTGAAATTGAAAGACACTCAGGTTCATACCCCATCGATCTCAGTTTCTCATATACGACAATTTCACCCTTGAAACCAGTAATTAAATTCCGCTCTTGCGCAGATTCATCCGGATGGTAGTCAATTGTTATGTTAATGGTTCCACTATCCGGAACGCTTTCCTCTTCAATTAAGGAGACATTATACCCTTTATCCGCTAAATTCTGTTTAATGCCATCAATTGTTTCTATGAACATGATAAACATCTCACGCTCCTTGCCCTTTATACCTAAATATTTGCAAAGAGGACCTAATAATGGTTCGATATTAGCTGGGCGTAAATCACCGATATAGTAGAACTCATTTCTGCTACCAAATGTATATTTCTCAATAATATCATCGGAGTCTCCGTATGTCAGTTTGATCCTTCTACAATGAAAGAAATATGTATCGTCTATCAATTCTACTAATTTACTTTTATTGCTACGATACAACTCCTCATCTGCATTTTCGCCTGACGCTAATAAGGACAATGCTCCCACTTTCTTTCTTAGAATACTCTTGAGTTCACAACTCTCTTCCTTAGACTCAAATTCCGCATTTACACTATCCGAAGTGATTATCTTAACACCCATTAGAGAGAGTAATTCAATTACTTTCTCTCTATTTGATAGACTTCCGATATAAACACGATTTTTAGAACTAAATCCGTCTAAAGTAATATGACTTAATTCAGCCGGTGAAACAAATTCATTCTCTCTTGAAAGTATTCTATTCGATGATGCCCATTCTTTAATTTTGGTTCGATTATTGTCTGACAATGCATCTAGCTCAACCAACTTTTGATAGACCTTGGTTATGCGTTCTTTATTTTGTTCAGCACACTCTACATCATTCGATATATTCGTAAGAATCGTTAGACAATCTTCGAGATTAATAGTGGTTTTAAGTTGTAATATATCGTTCCAGCTTTCATGAATCTCAGAATCAACATCTATAATAGAAAGATATTTCCCTCCTATTTCTTTTATTTCGCTTGTATTGAGGAATAGACTATTCTTAAGCAACAATCTACCATCTGTAGATGGGAATAATTGCATATTGTTAAAGGCCCACTTTATGAAATTTTCTTCCTTTAACTGTTTGAAAGTCCATGTTTCTCCGAACCAACCAGCTTGTCCTTTTATAATATCATCTTGAGGAGTATACTCGTTTTTAAGAATTGAACTCCATATTAATTTTTGAAAAGACAGAGAACAATTATTCGTAAGAATAAAAGGAGCATAATAAAGTAGAAAGTTCTTGAAAGAGTAGTAATAATAAATTCCAGAACTACTTACATTATATTTATTTTCGAACTTTGTTTTAATATCATTTAGGTATGTATAACCTCTTGTTTCACTAAGCGACACTGTTTTTAATGAAAGAGAGTCGTTTACGCCGAATTTCTTAAAGAACAATTTCCATTCAGCAATATCATTATTTTTTGCATATTGTTCATCTATAAAAATATCTTCGTCGCACACGCTCTCGATGTCCGTGTCAGGCTTATAAAATGAGCCAAGGAATAAATCACGTGCATAAGATAACCCTCCATTCTTGGTCAAAAACTTTATCTCGCTTAGATAATAACTGCCAACCTCTTCAAATATATCAACTTTTCTATTGACTGCAAACAGAAATCGTCCGACCTCAATTGCGTTTTCTTTTATTACATATCCACTCTTACAAATCACCTTCTTAATAAAGGTTATATCCGACAAAGACTCAACTCCCAATAAAGCCAACCAGTCTATGAGCTGTTTATTAGAATCTATGGCGTTATATATATCCTTGTCTAGTATTTTTGCGTCTTCCGCAAAATCATTTTGTTCCTTATACGCCGAAGGGAAAAATAGTTCATTAGGCATGCATAGCACGCCTGAATCATCCAATAAAAAACGGGTGGTTTGCAATACTGAAATTAACTCCTCCTGCTCCGACCTATTCTGAGAATAATATTCAAATAAAAATTTAATAAGTTTTGCATTAAACTCAGGGGTGATACTCTCAAATGCACATTCATCTTCAAACAAGCTCTTGAGTTTTTGCTTGTCAAAAATAAACACTCCGTAGCTGTTTAGTATTCGGCTACCTTTCCAGACATTCTCTATCTGGTTATTTGCATCAAATGTTCGAGTATATGTTCTATTAATATGGCAGACTAACGCATCAATAGATATAGAATCAGAAATACTCATTCGATCCATAAATGCTCCGGAAGCCAATAACTTATCCATACCATTTTTTAGGCTCGGAATAAATGCAATCTCACTGATTGCTTTCTCCATTTTTTCCGCGTATATGGTTTCTAACGCATTGCTCCTACCATAAGATTTTTCAGGCAGGACTTCCCAATAATTTCGATATGCAGACGAAATTTCTTTAATCCAAAGTAGAAATTCTGAAGGAATCTTTGAAAAAATTAATTTATTCCACTCTGAATCCTTATGCAACTGCTGACGACCAGCATCAGTAATAAAGTTCGCGTTTACTAAAAAAGGAAAGCCTTCTGATCCAAAACGGAATGATGTCGGCAGATATGTATAAATAACAGACTCCTCACGCTCTAACCTCTTCAACTTACTATTTTTATCTAATGCAATTGCAAAGGATAAATCAAAAGTTTTAGCCTCTTTTAGTTTGTCAGGTGTGTTAATGTCTGCATTTATTGATTCTCTCAAATTTTCGGGAACTTCAACATTTTCATTAGTATGTATAAGCCATCTACTCTCTTCTATTCCATTAGCAGAAAGAACGACTATCCCGTTATTTTCAGATTTATCTATCCAACATTTAGTAATTCTATTAACAATAAATGACATCCTTATGTTCTTGCTTTTCAAAAACAGCAAAAACTGGCTATTAGAGAGCAGAGCTGAAATTTTATTTTCCAAATTTGAGCTATCACCAACCTTTATATAGGTAACTACATTGTAGCCCTTTGTATCAATGTGAATCGGAGCGACCGTCTCAATAGGAATAATCTGCCAAGGCATTAGATACCTTTTATCATCATCTTTTACACCAAATTCCTCTTGATTCCAGTGTGCATCCCAATAATTATTCCAATGCGATTTATCAAACTTAAAACAATAACCTCCAGATTCTACGACAACATAATTAGAACGCATAAAAACTGATTTGAAGCCGATACCCTTGTATCCAATTTTCTTCACATCCTTCATCTTGTTGCCATTGCCGACATCGCACAATCCTTCTATATCGCGCTCTGTAAAGGCTTCGCCATTGTGCATAAAGACAAAGTAGTTGTCATGGATTTCCATTCGCACACTAAGTGTACTTGAAGAATCACTATGAGCATCAACAGCGTTTTGCAACAACTCGAAGACGAATCTTTCCTCTTCAGTGTAAATGCCGGAAGATAATAGTATCAAGCTGTTGGCTTGGCTTGTCGCCTGATCTGGATGATTATAATTGCATCGTTTTCTTTGTAAATTATATATGAAGTTTGATTTCATACCATCATTTGCAGTTTACACATATCTTATGCAAAGATAAGATAAAAAGTCCAAATCGAACCTGTTTCTCTCAGGTTATTTTGCTATACGCCAACTTTTAGTAATGTTATTAAAGCGGTTAGTAGTCAAATAGTTATTAATTGCACCTTCTATTAGTCGTAGCATAGTTGCTGATATTTACTTGCAATTTAAAAGATAAAAATAAACTATAATTGTTTAGATATTTTAGCTATCATAATCTCAACTATTCACATTTTCAATTGATTAGCAACATTCGTACTCCTTTATTGGAACCTATATATTCCCAGTATATTACTTTCCACTATGAGTCTTTTCTCAAACATTTTGTAGTAGTATTTATATAAACTTTTACATTCTGATTCTTCTACTCTTTCAATAAAAAGAATAGAGTATGAAACTATCGTTAAGACGCAAATTCAAGGGGTCGAAATATACTATCGGCGACCTCAGTATTGACGGCACATTTTTCTGTAACACTATCGAGGATGTTATTCGAGAACTTCCCGATAGTTGTCCTAATACCTCGCGCTGGATTCCGTGCAAGTGTAAGGAGAAGGTCTATGCTCGCACCGCAATTCCAACTGGCACATACAAGGTTACTTTGGAGTACAGTCCGAAGTTCAAGCGCAAGATGCCGTATCTGCACGGTGTCCCTCATTTCTTGGGTATTCTGATTCATTGGGGCAACACCGAGGATGATTCGGGCGGTTGCATCATCGTTGGTGAGAACTCTGTTAAGGGCAAGGTCATCAACTCTCGTGCGACCTTCAAGAAACTCTACGCCCTTCTCGAAAAGGAGAAGGATATCACCATCGAAATCTACTAAGCGATGGCGGTCAATAAACTCAAAGCACCGCGCAATATCCATATCGACTTCAGCCCTTCCCCTCGGCAGTATGAGCTGTGGAAACTTCTGCAACCCAACTACTGTCCACATTGTGGGGCTGAGATCGAGCAGGTTCTTGTTGGCTATGACCAGCAGAGAAATCCTCAATACAAACCGCAGTGTAAGCATTGTAAGTCGCAGAATCTACCCCAGCTAATCTTGGGAGGTGGAGCTGCCGGTGGTGGTAAGTCGTATGTAGGTAGCGTATGGCTCGTATCGTCGTGTATGCGCTTCGAGAATATCCGTGCAGTCGTTGCTCGTAAGACACTCAAATCACTTAAAGAATCAACCTGGAACACCATCAAAACCATCTTGAAGGATTGGGGCTTAAAGGAGGATGTGAACTACAAGATTAACAACCTCGAAGGTACGCTCACATTCTGGAACGACTCGGTTATCATTATGAAGGAGATGGCCGACATTCCCTCGGACCCCAACTTCGAGCGATTCGGTTCTTCGGAGTACACAATCGCAATGGTCGATGAGGTGTCGGAGATTTCCGAAAAGGCTGTCGAGGTGCTCTTCTCGCGTCTTCGTTGGCGTACTCACGAGACCTTCAAGACTCCACGAATGTTGCTTACTACCAACCCAACTATCAACTGGGTGCGTAGCCGCTTCGTGCAGGATGAGAATGGCGATAAGGTGGTATGTCGTGAGGGCGAGGCGTATGTACCGTTCTCGGTATTCGATAACCCTAACATTGCATTCCGTCAGGTCTATGAGGCTGCCTTGAATAAGATTCGAGACCAGGCAACAAAGGAGCGTCTGCTCTATGGTAACTGGGACTTTGTGGAGGCAAATGATATGGCTATCTACAATCGTTTCGATGGAGCAAAGCACCTTATCACAAACCTCAAAGAGAAGGTCTACGACCCGACAAAACCGCTAATCACCGTATGGGACTTCAATGTGGCTCCACAGATGTCTGTCCTCTCGGCACAGATAGACTACGACAACAAAAAAGTCTATATTCTCGAAGAGATACTTGGCAAACCCGAAGATAAGGAGAACAACACTCCAGCACTCGCTCGTAAAGTACGATTGAAACTCTATCGAGACAAGCATATAGGCGGTGTAGATGTTACGGGCGACCCGTCAGGATTGCAACGCTCAACGACCAATGAGGATGGCATCAACAACTACACAATCATTGTGGACACCTTTGGCAAAGGTATTCTGCGTCCAAAGGTAAAACTACTCCGCAAGCAGCCGCCACAGGTCACACGATGCGAGTTTGTCAATGAGGTTTTCGATGGCTACAATGGCTGGGAGATACAAATAGACATTAAGTGCCGCAAACTCACACAAGACCTTATCTACCAGCTCCGCAACGAGGATGGCACGAAGAGTAAGCAGAAGACCACCGACCCTAAAACAGGCGTAAAATATGAGCGATACGGCCACTTGTCCGATTGCCTCGATTACTTGCTTTGCTACTATCTGCGTGATAGCTGGTATAAGTACAAGAGCGGTGGCGATGGTAACGGCTATGTGGTATCGACATCAGTAATAAGCGAAGGATTTAACTACTAAACGGAACAGACATGTATAGACGATTTCTAAATAACAACGACTACTTGGGTATCATCACTCAGGAGGCTTTGCAGCAACTAACTCGTGGTAATGACGAACGGTTCATTCAGGCTGAGCAGTCGGCAGAGATGAGCATCGTGGAGTATCTCTCAGAGAACTATGAGGTGGAGAAGGAATTAGCGAAGGGAAAGTACATTGCCGACTATGATAGGCGTATCACTTATCCCGTAGGAGTACATATCTACTTCGATGGGCAGATACACGAAGTTATCCGCTCTATCAGTGGTTATCGCAAGCCTGCAACGGTAGTCTATTGGGAAGAGTCAACCGATATCAATATCGATGCTTCGCAAGTTCCGCTGTACTCGCAGTTCAATACCTACTATCTGGGCGACAAGGTAAACTACAATGGCGTGGTCTATCTCTGCCTATCGGAGAATGGCTATAAGTTCGATGATATTCGCATCCCTATGGTTGGAGGTTGGATTGAGGCAGAGACAACGCTATGGCAACCTATCGACTATCCTTTGTGGGCTGTTGTAGAGCATGAGGGTGCATTCTATACCTTGATGACGCTTGATGGCTTTGACAACAACATCGACCCACTGACATCGGATTGCTGGGGTGCAATTGCTGACTATGACTCGGCATACAACGACTATGAACTGTCAGACCACGAATATGTGGTCTATGAGGGGCGTGTATTCTATCCGGAAACTGATATCAATGCCGATGTGCCCGAATTTGGCAACAACCTCTCACTTCACGATCCACGCAATTACAATCTCAAAAAGCATATGGTGCGCTTGGCAGTCTATGAGCTCACAAAACTCATTGCTCCGAACAATGTGAGTGCTGTGCGTATGCGTGACTATGAGGACTCGATGAAGTGGCTTAACGATGCTTCCCAACTACGACTTAACCCACAGATTCCACGCAAGGTCGATGAAACAAAGAAGCCAGTCACCGATTGGCAACTGGCTACATTCCAGAACGACTACGACCCATATCGAAATCCGTGGATGGTGTAGTTATTTCACCGTTACATTTGGGA